ATGGTAATGACTCAGACCGCTTCTGCTGGTAAATTAACTGGTGAAAACTGGAGACAGTTATCTGATGCAATTCCTGGAGCTAGTGGAAAAATTCAAGAAGCATTGAAGAAAAACGGAGCTTATACTGGAGACTTTAGAAAGGCGTTAGAGCAAGGTAAAATCAGTGCTGATGAATTTAATAAAGCTATTATGGATTTAGGTATGACAGATGTTGCAAGAGAAGCGGCAACCTCTACTAAAACTATTGAAGGTGCAGTAGGGAATATGCAAGCAGGTATTGTCACGAAGATTAATGAAATAATAGATGCCATTGGTAAGGATAAGATCACTGGGATAATAAATAGTATAGGTGAATTTGTAACAGGTGGATTAAGTGTGTTAAAAACAGTTATACCACCGATTGTTAGTGGAATAACTAGTTTATTTAGTGTGTTAAGTGATAATAAAGCTATTGTGGTTGCTTTGACTGGTGCGTTTGTTGGTTTTAGAACGGCTTTAATGATAACCACCGCTATTGAATTAGCAAGAGAAGCATTGACAAAATTCAAAACAGCACAAGAAGCTGCGACAATAGGTCAAGCAGCTTTAAATGCGGTTATGGCAATTAATCCATTTGTACTTATAGTTGCAGCAATTACAGCGTTAGTCGCTTTAATTATCTATCTATGGAATACTAACGAAGGTTTTAGAAATGCAGTTATAGCTATATGGAACGCTATCAAACAAGCATTTATTACAGCTTGGGAAGCTATCAAAACAGCGTGGAGTGCTTGCGGTACATTCTTTAGTACATTGTGGGAAGGATTGAAAACTGGAGTACAAACAGTAGTTCAGTGGATAGTCGATAAATGGAATAGTGCAGTAGCTTTATTACAAGCAGTATGGAATGTGATTTCTTTTGCAGCAACGTTCGCATGGAATTATATTGTCGGTGCTATTTCCGCAGTAGTTCAACCGTTTATAGACAGTTTTATAAATTCATGGAATATCTTAAAAGAAGGTCTTGCAGCTGTTTGGGAAGGTGTGAAAATGGTTATTCAAGGTGCTTGGGAATTCATTAAAGCTATTGTGTTAGGAGCGGTACTAATTGTTATTGATTTAGTGACAGGTAATTTTACTAAACTGAAAGAAGACTTACAGATGATTTGGGAAGCTATTAAGGCAGCTATTCAAATGGTTTGGGAGGGTATTAAATTCATAATAACAGCAATAGTCGGAGTTACAGTCGCATTAATAAAAAATGCATGGGAAGGTTTAAAAGCAGCGTTAGAAGTTATTTGGAATTTCCTAAAAACTACCGCTTCAACTATTTGGAATGCACTTAAAACAGCAGTAACAACAATTGTAACTGGATTAGTCAATGGTATAAAAGCATTGTGGGAAGGATTTAAAGCTTTCTTTACAACGTTAATAAATACAGTTAGAAATATTGCAGTAAACACATGGAACTCTATTAAGTCAAGTGTAGTGAGTATCATTCAAGGGATTGTGAATGCAGCTCAAAACGCTTGGAATACTTTTAAAAACGGAGTTCAAAGTTTAGTAAATAGCGTTACAAATATCTTTAGTACGTTAAGAAATATCAACTTGTGGGATATCGGTCGTGCTATCATGAATGGACTTTTAAACGGTTTAAAATCTGCTTGGGAAAGTGTAAAAGGTTTTGTTAGTGGAATAGCTGGATGGATTCGAGATCACAAAGGACCTATTGAATACGATAGACGTTTATTAATTCCTGCTGGTAATGCTATTATGGGCGGACTTAATCGAGGTTTAGACAGTGGCTTTGATAAAACTATGGCAAAAGTACAAAGTATCACAGGTGCTATTGAGTCAAGATTTAATATTAATCAAAGCAAAGCTTTGAACGTGGAAAATACTATCAGTTCACAACCTATGGTAATTACATTCAAATTAGGTAATAAGGACTTCAGAGCCTTTGTGAGTGATATTAATCAAGTTAACGGTGAAGCGATACAACTAGAAGAAGTTTATTCAATTTAGGAGGAGTGTAAATGTACAATTTTATTAATACTAATGAAATAGGAGAGCAATTACACTCTTCTATTCAAACTATATTTAATGGTGTAAATATCGATACAGATTTAGAAGGTTTTCGAACGTTAGCAGTAAGTGGTCGAGGTTTGTTAAGTAAAAATATAAACTCAACTGATATTCCAGGGACGGCCGGAAAATATTTTCTATATGGCAATTTAGAAGTCAGAGCTATTGTAGTTAAATTCCAGTTAAAAGCAACGACTAATGAAGAGTTTAGACAGAAATTCAATAGACTAAATATGTTATTACAAACTGATGAACCAAAGATATTAAAATTTACAGATGAACAAGATTATTCATATAAAGCTATCTTACAAAAAGGTAACGACATAGAAGAAACATCAAACAGTGTGGTATCATCATTTACTTTCTTGTGTTTAGATCCGTATAAATATAAAGAGACTGATAAAGACATAGGAGTAAACAGCGTGACTATAACTAAACTACCTAATAACAAAAATGAATTCACACCAGAACTCATTAAAGTAATTGTAAATAGCGTTAGCGATAAGATTATCATTAAAAATCAAACCACTACTAAGAAAATAATAATCAATCATACTTCTTTTGCTGTTGGCGATGTGCTTGAGATTGATTTGAACAAAGATTATCCGTTAAAACTTAACAGCTTAGTAAGAAGTGAATTAATTGATTTTGTGGAAAGTGACTTTGATTTTACAGTAAAACAAGGTGATATTATTACTTGCAGTAACAGTCGAGTGTTAGAAGTTTATACGAAAGAGAGGATGTATTAATGAAACTATTTCTATTCAATAATGATGAAAAACTAATAGGTACAGTAAGCCCGTTAGAATGTATTCAGAACGAAGAAATAAATAAAATCCAAACGATAGAATGTACTGTGGTATATTCTGAATTGATTGAGAAAGCCTCTTATATAGGACATAAAGATTATTCTGACAATAGAATATTTCATCTGTATAAAATAGACCATGTAACAAAAACTAGCACTACTGATGTGATAATAGTCGGTGTGCATACGTTTTTTGACGATATGGAAAGTGACGGATACGTAAAAGACTTCAGACCAACTAATAGAGAATTAGTAGGAGTACTGACAACTATTTTAGATGGTTCACGATGGCAACTAGGTACAGTTAACATACAACGAAGATATACAGGGAATTTCTACTATGTGACACGTAAGGAAGCTTTAAGTAAATTGATTGAAGCGACACAGATTGAGATTAAACCACGATTAGAATTTAGTCGAGGTAAAATCACAGGTAGATATTTAGATGTGTTCACTAGACTAGGTGGAAGAAACGGAAAAGTATTCGTTCATGGTAGAGATTTACTTACAGTTAGTGAGAAAAAATCACAAGGAGCGATTTATACAGCCGTTGTTGGTCGTGGTAAAGGTGAAGAGACTGACACAGGAGGGTATGGTCGTAGAATATCATTTAAAGACGTTGAATGGAGAAGAACAAGTGGTCAACCAGTCGATAAACCAGTAGGTCAAGAATACGTAGAAATACCTGCTATGACTAAATTATATGGTTTTGAAAAAGGTACTAAACCACGTATTAAAATCGTTGAATTTCAAGACGAGACAGACAAAGAAAAACTATTAAGGCTTTCTTATGAGTGGCTTGAAAAAAATAGTAGAATGCAAGTGGAATACAGTGCAAAAGTATTGAACGTTGGTAATCTTGAATTAGGTGATACTGTTGGAATATTTAATCCTAAACTAGGTATTAAATACGAGACAAGAGTATTTAAGGTTAAAAGAAATTTAGTAAACAATAAACTAACTGAATTTGGAATAGGTGATAAGGTGACTACATCTCCGTTCAGTAGAACTATTGAATTAGCTAAAGAGATGAAGAACTTTCAAGACGACACAGTTTACTGGCTGGATAAGATAAGAGAAAGACTATCTGATAAATTAATTAATGAAGATGGTTATAATTATGATTTAAAAGCTAATAATGAGTATAAAGTACCTGCTGGGTATTATTCATTCGATAAACCTATTGATCAAAATCCAACTAAAGTAGTATATATGGGAGCTGGAAAAATTGCTATAGCTGACAGTAAAAAGCCAACAGGTGAATGGAACTGGAAAACATTTCTTGACGGAAGAGGAGCAACACTAGATTTAATTAATACTGGTGTGTTAAAAGCTGGTCGTATTCAATCTGCTGACGGTCGCAGTTACTGGGACTTGGACACAGGAGAATTCCATATGGAACAAAGTGCCATTAATGAATCGGTGAAAACAGCAGTAAATGGCAAAGTACAAGAAATAGTGGGAGAAGTCAAAAAAAATCTACCTACTAAAGAAGAGCTTAAAGGTAAAAGCTCATACTTACACAAAAAATACAGTGATTTTGCTGACGGTAGGAACATGAGTGACAACTCAACACTAAAATATATCGGAATATACACTGGAGACAAACAACAAGCACCTTCTAACACTAGTGAGTATTCATGGACTAAAATACGTGGAGAAGACGGTAGAGACGGAGTAGATGGTAAGTCGATTAACAGAAACTACATTTCTGATAGCAATAATTTAAACAATAAAGTATTTTATAGTTGGAATAAATGGGATAAATCAGTAGAAGGAGATACTCTAGTTTTAACCAAAGTTGGGGGAAGTGATACTTATGGTTTTTACTTTAATTTAACAGATTTAGTTAAAACTCAATTCCAAAATGAGATGTTAACATGGTCTATTGAAATTAAAGCTAGTAGGAATATGACGTTAAGAAATGTTGGTTTTGAAACTAACGGATTAAAGCAAGTAGATATTACAACTGAATGGCAAAAAATATCTCACACATTCATTAACAAGTTTACTAATGTTTTTGCTTTTGTATTCTACAATCCTACAGCTAATTTTAACAATGGAGATAAAATATATATCCGTTTACCAAAATTAGAAAAAGGTAACGTCGCAACTGAATGGTCGCCAGCCTATGAAGACTTACAAGCACATAGTTTGACTGCTAACCTACGTTTTGAGGGTAAATATATAAACTCAGTAACAACTGATGTTAAGGTGTATTTAGATGTATACTACGACGGACAAAAAGTCGATACTGGCTTCGATGTACAACTAAAAGATAAAGGAGGTACAAGGACTGACTGGAGCGTATTTTGGAACTCTAACGTAAATGACGGACTTTTATTAATAAATAAGAACTGGAAAAACGGCGAGCAAAACGGACAACCACTTGAGTTGATAGCATTAGTCACTTATAAAGGCTTAAATAGCATTGCAAATGCTAGAATGGAAAACGTTCCAGATATAGTTGAGATTAAAGAAATTACTAAAAAATACAAAACTTTTGAGAGTACTATTGATAGATTTGACTCAACGATAGGAGAAGTTAAACAACAAGTGCTAGCTAACGAAGAAAAACGTAACCTAATAATCGGCAGTAGGTTGTTAAATGCTAGTGATTATAAAGTTGTTGGGAAAGTGTGGGATGCTGAAAGTAAGCAAGGTATCTACACTCAAATAAAACAGAGTACTGGAGACGGAGTTAACACAATCCATAATGGTAATTCTTACTTATTTGCAGTTGCTCAAAATAATACTAAAAATGTTTGGCAAGGTGTACAATTTAACATTTCTTCAAAAATATTATTGCCTGGAAGACAGTATTCGTTGAGTATTCCTTATTATATTTTAGGTGGATCTCCTCCAGATAAAGGAATATTTGCTGAAATTAAAAACCATAACACAGGTCGCGTTGTGTGGAAGGAAGAGTTAACGAGCACAACTGGATATAGGCAGTCTTGGATTGAGAAGAAAGTAACATTTAGAACTGATAGAACTGAAGTATTATCCGACTACTCATTCTGGATATATGCTGTTCAGAACGGTGGATTTTGTATCTCTGCTCCTTATATGTGTGAAGGTGATGTTTTACCAAAAGCATATTCTCCAGCACCAGAAGACGTTCATTTACAAAATAGTAGGATTGAAAGTTCTATTAAACAAACTAAAGATGAAATAGATTTAAAAGTTAGTAAGGATAATGTAATTGCATCTATTAATGCTAGTGTGGAGACAACAGGTGAAGGACCTGCTCAAGGTGTGGTTAAAATCAACGCTGATAAGGTTGATATTAGTGGAACATTGAGAGCTTATACTGGTGAGATAGGTGGATTTAGGATAGGTTACAACTACAACGATGGCGGATTTTGGCTTACAGGAAAAGACAACTTTGACTGTGGAATAAATCCTGGATTAAACGCAGGAAGCCGAGGTGCTCAAGTTTGGGCAGCATGGGGGAATCAATGGAATAAAGCAGGACCGAACGCGTGGTGGGTAAATGCACAAGGTGTTATGACGTGCAAGAATACGCCAGTTTTTGCCAAAGGAATGGCTGTTTACGGTGGAGTAATTCACTATTCAACTGGAACGTATACTTATTCTCCAAATATTAAAAAAATATATATGGAAGAAGAAAACGGTAAAACTTGGATAAGATATTATGTAGGGTCAGTTGGTCCGAAAGATGATGAACTAGCACAATATTGGAATTATGTAACCATGAGTGGTTCGGATAAACGTTACAAATCAAACATCAAACCTACAGAAGTTAACGGATTAGAAATAATCAACAATCTAAAATGCTACGATTATGATATTAAATTACCGACCGATAAAGAAAGTAAACATATCAACTGTGGAATAATGGCACAAGATGTTGAAATTCACATGAATGAAGCACATTTAGTTTATCCAAATGGTATTCAATCTTACACACCTTTTGAAATGCAACCTTACTTAATTAAAGCTATTCAAGAACTATCAACCGAAAATCAACAACTAAAATCACAACTAACAGAAATGAATGAAAGACTAACTAAACTGGAGGATAAAATCAATGGCAACTTATAAAAAAAACTATGCACGTGCCACTTATGACAGCAACGGAGCAGTACTCACAACCATTGTTAGTATATTTAGTACTAACGGTGGAACGGTAATTGAAACCACGCTAAAAGGAGACCATTTAAGCAAATCAGAAGATGAAATAGTACAACTGGCACTGGAGCAATTCTATCAAGATACCTATCCTAATCGTGCTGAAAATGAACGATTTACAAAAGTTGATGAAAAACTTAAAGTACTAGACACTAAATTAGCTGAAATGGATAAAATGAAAAAAGAACTTGATATCACACAAGGTTCGTTGATGGATTTAATAACACAAATGAGTGGAAGTTTGGAGGCTGAAAAACATGAAGATAATTCACAACCTAAAAAAACAAGTGAAGGAGGTGACAGTAATGATGGCAATGCTATTCGCAATTAATATCGCAAAAGGTAAACGTACGTTTGCACAAGTACCTAAATTCTTAAAAGATAAAGTCAGAGAATGCTTAATCGATATGGATTTAGAACATCTAGCTAAAGAGGGGGCTTAATAGCCCTCTTTTATTTTGCAAAGAAAGGAGTTTAATTAATGGAAATTACATTACCAGAGTTAGCCGAACGCTATTACCATTTAGTACAAGACGTGTACATCCATGCATTTACACTTGTTGTTTTGTTGGATATTCTAACAGGAGTAGCTAAGGCTTTTGTCACAAAAAGACTAAATTCAACAATTAATAGACGTGGACTAATCGAACATATCATAGTTTGTGTGATGTGTATCACCGTTTATCCATATCTACTATATTTAGGATTTAACGAGATAGCAACAGCTTTCTTGTTATTTTTTATATTAAGTTACTGTCTAAGTTTAATCGAAAATCTAAGTGCATTAGGAGTGCCATTTCCAACTGGTATTAAGAAAAGGTTGGAGAAATTAAGAGATGAACTTGACGGAAAGGAATAACGGATGAAAAAATTAATTAAATTAGAATTTGATAACACA